ATAGAGTTCACCAAGAACTTCACAATCAGATCCTGATTTTGTAGAAATTCCATATTCCTTGGCGAGGGCGGTCGCATTGTAGATTTCTCCATTACAGATCCAGGTGATCCCATTTTGAGAAAAGGGTTGCATGCCTGCTGGATTGAGTCCATTAATCGCAAGCCGTGTAAATCCAAGAACTCCGTAGGGTGTTGTAACGACCTTAGATCCTTCAGGTCCCCGATTCTCTAGCGATTTAAGACATGAATCTGTATCCGGACATGAGCCCTTTCCAAAGCAGGCAAAGATGCCACACATTCTTTTTTTGAAACTTATTTTCAGATTTGAGGATAGAGCGCATAGATGGATTTTAGCCAATACATTAAGAATATCCAATCAGGTACACAGTGGATTAACTATCAGGCAACCGTTTTGGCCACGCAGCCTACTTATGGAAATACAACACCGTTAAGTACATTAAATACAGCCAACTATACCTACTCTACATATGAACAAAAGGATTTGATTGCGCAAGGCCGTTATTTTATGAGTACTGTGAATGTCTATACAACTGATTCATAGTCTTAAAGACAAATGGGTTGGTCATGTAGATGGTGGTCTATAAAACTAAGGCTGAGCGAGTTCAAGAAGCTGTAACATTGTTAAAAAAACTTCAAGAGATTGGTGTTCATGTGTCGGATCCCGGATATAAACAAGCAAAGGCATTTCTTGATGTCTGGATCAAAGATGGGGAAGAAGCGAGTCATGAGTTCTGGTTTGCCCGATATGGTCGAAAGGCAGTGATTGATCTTCCTAAGCGAGTTGAACGTGCTGCGACGCTTCGCATCCTTGCCGCCGATACAACCTGTAAAGAGTGTAATAAGGAAGAATGTATTTGTGAAGTTAAGTAATGTTTACGTATTTATTTCTGCGCAGAGAATCTGCTTGAAATAAGTAGTGTACATGAACTCAGCCAATGTAACAAGTGAAGGGGCTCTCTATGAACTTCTTTCACGGGGCAATAAAGATGCTTATTTCGTATCGGATGACAAAACAGCACTATATCCATATGATAATCGATACACTTCCCAAAATGCGATCATCCATGAACTTCGCCGTATTCCTCCGCTTCAGGCAACTGAGTTCGGACGATCTATTGAGTTCCAGTTTGAAATCGCAGGCGATGTTGTTGTTGAACCGACACTCTTGATTGAACTTCCAACATGGCTTCCTGAGGCTCAAGCGACTGTAAATGGCATCTCTGTGATTACGGATACAGCCGGTGTTAGCTACGGATATACTCGGGGAATCGCCTATTTTCTTTTTGAGAAAATCCAGTTTTTCCAGGATCGTCTCCTTCTTCAAGAATGGAGTGGCGATAGTTTATTCGCAACTACGCGAAGCCGCGGATCGCTAAACTCTGCGTTTTTAGAAAATGCGCTTACGGGAACTCACAGTGGAACTCCATTAGAAATCCAGAGAAATGCGACCCCTGGACTTATGCGACTTTCGCTGCCGTTGATTGGGTGCCAAGATCTTGATGATGGTGGATTTCCTCGCATTGCGGCGACGAATCAAAGTTTTCGTGTCCGGTGTTTTCTGCGAAAGCTAGATGATCTCGTAGAGGCATCCGATGGTCGCGCACGGCCCCAGCCATGGAATCGAACGGACTTTCAAATCAAGACATCGGCAACCGCAAGTCCTGTTGGATTTTCTACACTGGATCGGCTTTTGATGGGTCCGCCGACGATTCAACTTGAAACACGTCATATCTATACAGATAAAGATACACAGAGTGCTTTACGAAATACTATGCTCACGGTTCCATTTGAGCGACTGTATGAAAATAACTTTACACAGGGACCGATTGATTATGCTCCTCTGTCACGTGGAGGTGTGGCGACGGCAACACGTCGGCTCGATGGAGAACATCCTGCGGCGCGAATGGTTATGGCCTTTCGATCACAAGCACGTCTGGATGCGAATCAACGATGGTGTTATTCATCAGACATTAGTGGAGGACAGTTTTACAACTTGATAAGTTTGATTATTGCGGGCCGTGATCGCGAGACTGCGTGGGACTCATTGGTATGGCATGATCTCGCGCAACATGCAAAGGAGGAACGTGATTCAGGATATGATTTATCCTTTATGAACTGGACTCTTGGAGATATTGTAGGTCGCCAAGCACCTTTTGCGAGGCAGCTTGATGGAACGATTAACTTTACAAGCGCAGATCGACCGACCTTGTTGATTAATCTATCTGGACAACCGAACACGCAAAATACGCGTTTGGATGTCTATGTGGAAACATGGGCAGCACTTGAGTTTGAAAATGGCCGCTCGGCATTGCTATTTGGCAACTAACGGCGGTGGCGTGTAGCCTGGGCCTTACGACCACGACGGCGGCGGGTTGCTCCACCCTTACCAAACATCCGTCCAAACATTGTTGGTTTTTTAGGAGCCGCAGCAGATAATGTATTTAGTCTTGATCGTATTTTGTCTGTAGGTGTCATGCTTTGATTTTTTAATGCTTTTAGGCTCGCGATGCGCATTGCTTCTTTAGCAGCTTCTTGAGCTTTTGTACCTGCCGCGGCCTCGGCAGCTGCCGCTTTCTCACCAAGTCGTGCAGTTTTTTCAGCAGCTCTTTCACCCATTCTTCCAGTAGCAACCGCAGAAATATTTTTTCCAAGGGAGCCAATCTTCTTAACTCCTGACATAAATCCACTGGCTATACCTGATGTAGCAGTTTTAGCAGCTGAACCAAGAAGTCCAGCTGTAGATGCTCCTGCTGTAGCATATTTATAATCGTAATCTAGCTTAAGTGCTTCACCATCATTTCCACGAGCTTGAAAACTTTGTTTTCCCGCAACCGCAGCACCACTGACCTTTACAACAAGTTCGCCTGTTGTAGAATCAAATAAAACGGGTTGAAGACCCGCACCTGATGCAATAGCTGCACTACTTGAAGCTAAATTAACTACTCTTTGCATGATTCTACTATTAAGAAAGAATATATTTTAAGAAAGAAATGGGATGGTTCAACTGTTTTCAAAAAAAGAAAATAGTTGTCGAATCCCCTGAAACTGAACTTTGTATAGAAGAACATATGATTGTAGATAAACTTCGTATTCTGAACGCGCGTTCAGAAAAACTTCTTAGGATTGCGAAAGTTGCATCACGTCTCGGAGAGATGCGACGTGCTTCGCTTTTTATTAATGCGCGAAAAAGGATTCTGCAAGAACAAGAAAAACTTGTCAAACAGTTAATGGAAGTGTCCGAGAAACGAACCCCAACGTCTCAAAAAGCGGTAATCCGATTTCTGAAGGAACTTGGTCTATACTAGATGTCTCTTCAAATCACCTTTAATAAGAAAGCAGATAGTTCAACACTGATGCAGATGACCGCAACTACAAGCGGAGTTCAAACAACTACAGATCCAGTTGTTATCTCTCAAACGATTGTGGGAAAAGGTAGTTTTTTATTTCCAGGAAATTTAAATGGTTATTTATCCATTGGAAATAGCACGGATTTACGGTTTGGCACAGGTGATTTTACAGTAGAAATGTTTCTCTATCAAACAGGAGGCACCCAATATCCCCGACTTTTTTCAATGGGAACCTATCGAGACGTGACTTTTGCAGTATCGATCGAGTATAATGCTTTTCTATTATGGATAGATAACACCTACTATACAATGGGTTCTGTAAATTTATTTAATGACTGGAATCACGTAGCAATTTCGCGAGGAGGAACAAATGTGCGTGTATTTATAAATGGAATACAGTTAGGTGATACATTAATAAATACATATAACTTTGCGGATACAACACATCCACTTACTATTGGTACAGAGTCATTCCCCAGTTCAAATAACTGTTTTTCCGGATATCTAACAAACTTTAACTGGGTGAAAGGCACTGCATTGTATACGGCAAACTTTACTGTACCTACTGCTCCTCTTACACCGGATCCAAATACTAAGATTCTTTTACTTGCAGCTACACCAGCAACACTTAATGTGGATTCAAGTGGCACAGGAAAAACAGTTACAAATAATGGAAATAATGTAATCTTTTCTAGACAAACACCATTTTTCTAAATATGTGTTTTACCTTTAGTATACATAGATGCCTCTTCAAATCGCCTATAAAAAACAAACAGAAAGTTCGGAAAAGGTACAGATAACCGCAACTACAACTGGTGTTCCAACAGCTACAAAACGGCTTGTTATTTATCCAACGATTATACCACCTGCGAGTCAAGGAGGTAGTCTTTCATTTCCTGGAACCTCAACAGGCTATTTATCGATTGCGAATAGCGCGGATTTACGGTTTGGCACAGGTGATTTTACAGTAGAAATGTTTTTGTATCAAACAGGCTCGATTTCCTTTCCACGAGTTTTTTCAATGGGAACCTATTCAAGTGCGACATTTGCTGTATCGGTCGAGGGAGGTAGTTTTATACTATGGATGAATAGTACAGCATATACTATGGGATCTGTGAATTTATTTAATGCCTGGAATCACGTAGCGATTACACGAGCAGGAACAAGTGTACGTGTTTTCATAAATGGTACACAACTAGGAACGACACTTACAAATTCATATAACTTTGCGGATGTAACGAATCCACTTACCATTGGCACAGAGTCTATTCCTGCTGTAAATAACTGTTTATCTGGTTATCTAACAAACTTCAACTGGGTCAAAGGCACTGCACTCTATACAGCAAACTTTTCAAAACCAACTGCTCCACTTACAGCTAATGCTAATAGTAAGATTCTTTTGTTGGCAACTACAGCAGGAACACTTGTTGCGGATTCAAGCGGTACAGGAAAAACAGTTACAAACAATGGAAATAATGTAACATTTTCTGCCTTAACACCGTTTTCTTAGTAGAGAGAATGACACCCGCAACAACACTTGGTGTTGTCAGTCTGCTGGCTTTTATTTTCATTTCAAACTATCTTGTTCAGGTGATTGGAACCTCTTTTTATAAACATCAAGAACATCTTCAACTGTTTGATATGGTTCATCATTTGACTCCGGATTTACATGATTACAAAATCTATAATCACATCATTGTTCTTGCCGTCGCAGCCTCCTTCTTTTTTCTATCCGATCCGATACCGATTTTAATCGAGTTTTCCGCAAAGTTTCTTTTAATCATGGTACTCCGCGCGATTACAACATTGTCTACGATTCTTCCAAAATATAGTAAATGTGATCCAAACCTCAGCGTTGTACATTATCTGAAAGGCAACTGTTATGATAAAGTGTTCAGTGGACATACTGCCTTTGTCTTTCTCGCA